ATGCGGGCGGTTTTGGGTACATCCTTGGGACAAATTCAGGTGCGCGTTATGCCAAAATTAACTGACATCCAGATCCGGGCGTGGATTAAGTCCGACGAGCGTTTTGAAGGGAGGGCTGATGGCAATGGCCTTTACCTCAGATATCGTGCAGCGGATAAAGGCCCAAACTGGCGCTTTCGTTACCGGTTCGCTGGCAAAGCTAGGGCTATGCTAATTGGCTCATATTCAGATTTGCCGCTTGCGCGTGCGCGCGAGATTGCAAAGGAGCTATCTGCTCGGGTATCCCTCGGATATGACGTGGCTGGCGAAAAGCAGGAAAGGAAGGCAGAGGCGCTGGCGAAGATAGAAGCTGAGAAGAACGCCATTCACGTTTCAGGATTAGCCGCCGAGTACTACACGCGTCAGATTGAGACCACCTACAAACACCTTGAGCTTTTCCGCAGCAGCCTACAAAAGAATATCGTTGCGCTGATTGGAAAGATGAAAGTCGAGGATGTACGCCCGCGCCATATAGATACCGTTCTGCAGGATGTTCTGGAACGAGGCTCCCCAACTGTTGCTAACGACGTTCTCCGCATGCTCAAACGCCTGTTTGATTACGCTGTGGTGCGAGGGATGATTGAGGTTAACCCGGCCATTTCGTTTGGTGCAAAAGACGCTGGTGGTAAAGAGGAAGGGCGTAAGCGGGCGCTGAGTCGGGAAGAGCTGGTTATGTTCTTTAAGGCGCTACGCCGCGGGCGTGGCATCAGCAGAGAGAATGAGCTCACATTCAAAATCATCCTCGCGTTGGGGGTGCGTAAAATGGAGCTGTGCGCAGCTGAATGGTCTGAATTCAATCTCGATAAAGGCGTATGGTATTTGCCTGGCGAGCGTGCAAAGAACGGCGATGACATTGATATCCCGCTGGCGCAGCCGGTAATTGAATGGATTAAAGAGATCCGCCTTTTTGCTGGTGACAGCCGCTGGCTGATTCCGGCCCGTCGATCGAGAACAACATCCCACGTTAGCAGGGCCACTCTGAACATGGTGATGCCGTCTGTTCTGAAAGAGATGGCAGACGTTGAACCATTCAGTATTCACGATCTGCGCCGTACCATGCGCACCCAGATGGCGGCGATAGGTATTGACCCAGTGATAGCAGAGCGTTGCCTGAACCATAAAATACCCGGTGTGCAGGGTATCTATAACCGGCATGAGTATTTCGAAGAGCGCAAAGCGGCGCTGGCGCAGTGGGCTGATCTGCTGGTGGCGCTGGAAAGCGGTGAAGATTACAACGTGACCCCTATCAAGAAATCTAATTAACGGACCGTATTATGAAGAAGATACCGCCAAATACGTATTTCTCTCTTTCTAGAGCCGCCGCTTTACTTGAAATCGAAGTTGAAGATTTGTTGCATATGGGCTCTACGGGAGCTATCCATCTTGGCGTGATTCTGGATGGGTTACCTTCTGTGCTTGTTCAACACGTCGATAAACATGGAGATGTTATTTATCACGAATCCTTCGGCCCTGAATGCCTGGAGAATTCAGAGTTTCATTATTTTCATCCACATTTATATGAAGGGCAGCAAAAAGAAATCCGTGGGGGCCTTCAAAGTGCGGGGCTTGCGTCAGGGCTGTGGCATATCAATAGAGGAACGTTAGGCCAAATTTTACAGTATGGTTCAGGTGTTATGGGGTTATTTCTCACCCCCTCATACGACAATGTAGATTTCGATAACTTTGAATATGTCGAAATGGTAATGCTTGCAAGTGCGCATGAATTTGATTTACCAGAGGATATCTTTCCAGATCAAGAAGCCGTAAAAAAAGAAATTATGCAACAGAGCGGGCAGATACTCAGAGCGGATGATTTGTACATTTCAAGGGCCTGGCTTCTTTACATCAGAGAGTGCATGGAAAATTGTACGGCAATTACCCCAAGATTGAAGACACCCCAAACGGCGATAAGCGAAATAGCGATTACAGCCCAAGAACACGGGAATGCTAAACGTTTCAGCCAGAATCGTGAAAACTGCCTGATGGCTCTTATTTATACCAAGAGAACCTACCCTGAAGAATGTAAAAACGTCAGCGGCATTGAAACGAACGATGCCTGGGCCGCAGCAACGTTAGATCATTGGCATTCTGTTGGCGCTGGATACTCTCAACCTTCAGCTGATTTTCTCAAAAAAATCATTTCTGATATGGATCGCATTCCAAGTGATCGGACTACCGCTGGAAAACCTAAGGTAGTTGATACTAAAAAGTAGTCCCATGATGCTAATTTTAGTGTCATTCACTTCATTGGTGATTTTTACTTTAATGCCCGTAACACCAACTATCACAGGAGTTACGGGGCTATGCATACCTCTCAACCAGCATCATCAGCCATACCTACCTCTGGATACATTCGCCGCTTTCGCATGCCGGAACTGCTGGGCGTATCCATGCCTACCATCGACCGCTGGGTGAAGAACGGCAAGTTGCCTCGCCCGATTAAGCTCAGCGACAGCGTTACCGCTTTCGACGCTGTGGAAATTAATAACTGGCTGGCAGAACGCCGGGGGAAGGTGGCTTGATGGAAATAAAAAACGCCCGTGCTACCGAGCGTCATATCGAACTGAATCAGAACCCCGCGCCATTTAAAAGCGCTTGTGGTGATGATAGCCAGCCCGGAACCACAAAACCAGTGCCAAAGAAACATAAAGCTCGCGTACTCATTCTGCATTCCGGCACAACCGGCATTACCGAAAATGAGATCCTGCGCTGCTGTCGCCTTTCCTCTGGGCGGAACTACCTAACAGAGCTGGAGCGTCGCCTCGATATTCAGTTTGAGCGTATCGATGAGGCTAACCCTGATGGCATTGGTAGCCATTACCGTTACCGCTTCATTAAGCGCGCCGACGTACAGAAGGTGATCACCCTCGTTAATGCCTGCGCAGTGACTAACGGCCACCAGCCCCTCAATCAGATGGACGTTGAAGGCATTCTGAACCTGTACCCGGGCAACGCCGCCGAATAAGGAAAACGATGATGAAAAATAATATGACCTTAGCCGGTCAGGGCCTCGCTCACCCTGCAGCCAGCCAGAATGACATTTTAATTAATCATAAATCCGAGCCGCGCATTGATTCCCGCGTCATTTCTGAGCGCGCCGGAATACAGCATGAAAGCTTGGGCGCGACGATTAAATCGCACCAGGGCCGACTGCGTGAGCTGGGATCGCTGCCCCGTCAGTCACTCAAAGAATTACCCGATTTGAAATCGGGAAAATCCGGTCGCAAGCGCGGGCGTCCTGAGATCAGCTATCTGTTGAATGAGCCCCAGCTCGACTATCTGCTGCGTATCATTCGTGGGCGTGATCCTGAGCGTGTTAACCAGTTCAAGCTGGATGTGACGAAGGCATTCACCATTCGCCGCGCCACTCAGCCGGTACGCCGCGAATACCTGCCCGGTTATCACGAAAGCCGTGATGGTCTGAAAGCTCTGGGCGCGCAGCGTCATCACTATATCAATCTGGCACGCGCTGAAAACCGTGTTGCTGGCCTGTCAGATGGTGAACGCGGCTCAGCTGATGCGCAGCAACTGGGCGTACTGATCGTTATGCAGAAGATTGAGCAGGCAGCATTTCAGGAAGCGATTAACAATGGCCTGACCCCGACAGATGCGGTGAGAGAGGTAGCTAAGCGCATGGAGGCATTCGCCAGCCTTATGAGCGGCAGCGCCACTCTGGGGGTAGGTCATGCTTAAAAGTGCCCTAAATCAAGTTTTGCACCCTCTGCACAAAAAGGGCTTGCCGTTCGTCCCTAACCAGGTTTATGGTTATAGCGTACCAGCAAAATCTGGTACCGTGATTGGCGTCCCGGAATTGCATACGGCGACACATGACGCGCCAAGCGTCTTTTTTTGTGTTGTTAACTCAGTACACCCTTTTTTCAGCGATACGGGTATAATCCGTGCCGCTCGCGAAATTATGGTGGGCTGTGTGGGGGCTTCTTCGGAAGCGCCGGTCCTCGTATGCGCCGGTTACGCCAACCCTGCACAGTTCACCACCTGCGAAATTGGCGTTTCCGGTGGTGAT